AACTCTTTCACAATCCAGTCTTTCAGCGCGGAATACTGTTTAGCATCCAGCGTGCCCTCAACCGAATAGGTGCCGCTCGCCTTGATGCCTTTCTCATGCAGCCGGGCGTGGGTTTCCTCGGGGGAAATTGCCAGCCCCAGCGCCTCGCGGGCGAGCGTGAGCAAGTCCATGCCGACCACGCCATCCCATGACGGGCGCGCAGTCGTTATTTCATATCTCCAAAACAAAGAAACGTGGAACAAGGCGTGAAACATGGCTAGGCCAAGGCAACCAACCGTCCTGCATGACCTGAAAGGGACGGGCCAAGTTCACCCTGAGCGTATGCGCGCCCGTGGTGGCGAGCCTGTCCCGTTCGGCGGCGTGGGCGAATGTCCCGAGCGGCTGGCGGAGATTGCAGAGGCTTGGGATTACCTTGTCGGCTGCGCGGCTCCTGGCGTCCTGACTTCAATGGATAAGGTAATTCTGTCGCAGGCAGCGGCGCTGCTTACCCTGTTCTGGCAGAAGCCTCTGGAGTTTGACGCCAAGTATCACGGGCGGCTTGAAACGATGCTGGGCCGCATGGGCATGAGTCCGAGCGACCGGAGCAAGGTTGTGGTTCCGAAGGAACAGAAGGCGGCAAACCCGTTCGCCAAGTTTCGGAGCCAATGAGTTACGTTGCAACGGCTGACCAATACATTGAGGGCGTACTAAGCGGGACGATACCGGCCTGCAAATGGGTTCAGTTGGCGTGCCAGCGGCAGCGGTTAGACCTGAGTCGAGACTTCGGCTATCGGTTTGACCACGGCAGGGCGTCGGCGGTGTGCGAGTTCATCGAGGCATTGCCGCACGTTAAGGGGCGGTACTCGGCAACCATCAAGTTGCAGCCGTGGCAGGTGTTCATCCTAACCACGGTGTTTGGTTGGGTTGACGCTAACGGGTTTCGTCGGTTTCGGACGGCGTACCTTGAACTGCCGAGAAAGCAGGGCAAGTCCACGCTTTCGAGCGGTGTCGCGCTTTACATGCTGGCCGCAGACGGTGAACCCGGCGCGGAGGTTTACAGCGCGGCGACAACCCGCGACCAAGCAAAGATTGTGTTTGGCGATGCCCAGCGCATGGTGCAGCGGACGGCGGCTATCCGTGACGGGCTTGGCGTGCTGGCTTCGGCCCACGCGGTGTATCAGACGGACACGGGCAGCACGTTTAAGGCATTGAGCCGCGACCAAGATGGCAACCTGGACGGCCTGAATGTCCATTGCGCCATCATTGACGAGCTACACGGGCACAAAGATCGAGGCGTTTGGGACGTAATCGAGACTGCCACGGGTGCGCGTAAGCAGTCATTGGTGTGGGCCATCACCACGGCGGGCAGTAATCGGGCCGGCATTTGCTACGAGCAACAGGGCTACGTTCGGAAAATACTGTCCGGCCAGCATGAAGATGATACTTATTTCGGCCTGATATACACGATTGACGAAGGCGACGATTGTTTCGACCCGGCAACATGGGCCAAGGCCAATCCGAATTACGGCATCAGCGTCGAGCCGGATGACCTGAAGCGCAAGGCTAGCAAAGCGCAGCAGATGGCGGCGGCGCAGAACAACTTTTTGACCAAACACCTGAATGTTTGGGTCAACGCGGATACGTCATGGATGAACATGACGGCATGGGACAAGTGCGCGGATTCCTCGCTGGATGAACGCGACTTTCTCGGCAGCGATGCGGTGCTGGCCTGCGACTTGGCCAGCAAGGTGGACATTGCCGCAACGTGCCGGTTGCATTGGCGCGATATTGAGGGCGTCCGGCACTACTACGCCTTTATGCGGTACTACTTGCCAGAAGATGCAGCCGAAGATGGCCGCAATTCGCAGTATTTCGGATGGGCCAATGAGGGCCGGCTGACGCTGACCGATGGCAATGTGACCGATTTTGCCGTGATTGAGTCCGAAATAAAGGACGATGCGGCGCGGTTCAAGCTGCTGGATGCCGCGTTTGACCCGTGGCAAGCAACACAAATCATGCAGCGATTGCAGGCTGAGGGGCTTCCGGTGACGGAATACCGCCAGACCGTGCAGAACATGTCGGAGCCGATGAAGGAATTGGAGGCGTTAGTCCTTCAAGGCCGCATCCATTTCGACGGCGACCCGGTTCTGTCTTGGATGGTGTCCAACGTGGTGTGCCATGTGGACGCGAAAGAAAACATTTACCCGCGCAAAGAGCGGCCAGAAAACAAAATCGACGGACTGATTGCGCTGGTTATGGCAGTCTGTCGCGCCACCACGATGCCGAAAGACGGCCAATCATTTTGGGAAGTAGCGAATGCTTGAGACAGTGAAGGGCTGGATTCCCGATGCCCTGATGATTCTCGGCGGCGTATCGCTGTCCATCGGGGCGGGCATGGTGTTCATTGCCGCTGGCTGGATTGTGGCCGGCTTGCTTCTGATGGCGGCGGGCTACGTTGCGGCGAGGGCTAGCTAATGGGCTTCCTTTCTCGGGCCGTCGCGGAGCGGAAGTCTGACCCGCTGGCCGTGTGGCAAGAAATCCTGCGGCGCGGTACGCAATCGAAGTCGGGCAACACGGTAAACCTAACGTCGGCGCTCAAGGTGTCGGTGGCGTTTTCGTGTGTCCAGAAGATTGCCAATGGCTGTTCGCAAGTGCCGTTCAAGCTGTTCCAGTCCGTCGATACGGGCGGCATCGCCAAGACCATACCGGCGCGCGACCATCGGCTGTACGACCTACTGACGGTCAAGCCAAACAACTGGACAACCTCTTACGAGTTCCGCGAAACGCTGGTGTTACACGCGGCGTTCGGCAATGCCTATGTGTTCATTAATCGCGGCATGGGCGGCAGGATTCTGGAACTGATTATCCTGAATCCAGCCCGAGTGACGAAGATTCAGAACGACGATTACAGCATCGTTTACGAGATTGAGGCCAAGAATGGCGCAAAGCAGGTGTTCCCTGCTGAGTCCATTTGGCATGTGCGCGGCCCGTCATGGGATGGCGTTGTCGGTATGGACTTGCTCACGCTCGCCCGCGAGGCGCTAGGGCTGGCAATTTCGACCGAGGAAACTCACGCGCGGCTGCATGAGAAAGGCATCAAGGCGAGCGGCACCTATTCGGTGGAAGGCACGCTAGATGCTAAACAGTATTCCGCGCTGAAAGACTGGATTGTGAAAGAGTTTGCCGGCGCTGAGAATTCCGGCGCGCCGATGATTCTCGACCGTGGCGCTAAGTGGCTGCAACAGTCAATCAGCGGCGTGGACTCGCAGCATCTTGAAACCCGCAAGTTCCAGATTGAGGAAGTCTGCCGATTCTTCAACGTCATGCCCATCATGGTGGGTTACAACGACAAGACGGCGACCTATGCCAGCGCGGAACAGATGTTCCTGGCGCATGTGGTGCATACGCTTTCCCCGTGGTATGCCCGAATCGAACAGTCCGCCGATGCCAACCTGCTGACCGAAAAGGAACGCAAGGCCGGCTATTACTTCAAGTTCATGGCCGCTGGCCTGTTGCGCGGCTCGCACAAAGACCGCAGCGAGTACTACGCCAAGGCGCTTGGCTCGGGCGGCTCGCCTGCGTGGATGACGCAGGACGAGATCCGCGAACTTGAGGAATTGAACCCTATGGGCGGCGCGGCTTCGCTGCTTCCGGTAACAACCAACGCGCCGAAACCCGGCGTCGATACTGAGGCCGTGACTGTATGACCGACAACACGCTAAAGGCACTTTCAACCAGCACCAACGACTTGACGGTAGGTAATTACATCGTTTTGTTCGGTGGCCGCGACCTTTCTGGCGAATTCTTCACGAAAAGCACCAAATTCGACAGCAATTTCACCGATTTGGGCGTTCTTTACGTCGATTTTGAGCATGGTTTAGACCCCGATGAAGTGGGTTTGAACAGTTCCGACGTTCTTGGCATCGTTGATTGGAAGTCTGCGCGAGTCGATGACACCGGCATTTTTGTTGAGCGCGTGCTGAATCGTCGCGCTTCTTACATGGGCGTGCTTGAAGAATTGCTAAAAGCGGGCGTAATTGGCACTTCTAGCCAGTGCGCGCCGGGTAAAAAATCCAAAAACCTGAGCGGCGAGATTACCTCTTGGCCGCTTATGCGCGACAGCCTCACGGTGACGCCGATGGAGCCGCGCATGATTAGCGAGAACGTGCTGGCGTCTATCAAGTCGCTGGCCGAAGTGTTCCCGTCGAACAAATCATTGGCCGAAATTGCCGGCCTGCCGATTGCCGACCAACTGACCGGCATGAAAGCGATTGAAAGCATCCAGAGTTTGCAAGATGCGGAGCGATTCCTGAGGGATTCAGGCATCACCCGCAGCAAGGCCGTGGCCTTTGTGTCGCGGATTAAGAGCCTCGGACTGAGTGATTCAGATGGGGGAGCGGCAACGCGACAAATTGCAGGCTGGCTACGCCAGTCAATGCCGAAGTAAGCCCATTTTTACCCCTCAATCAAGCCGCCGAAAGGCGGTTTTTTATTGCCCGAAGGAAAACAAACATGAGTGACATCATTGAAATCAAGTCCCTGATTGAACAGCAGGGCCGTGCGTGGGAAACGTTCAAGAGCAAGAACGACGAACTTATCGCCGCCAAGGCAGACGGCAAGGCTGTCGCCATCTTGGAAGCAGAACTTGCCAAGGTGACTGCCGACCTCGACCGCATTTCCGACCTCAAGTCTCACATTGAGGAAATCGAAAAGAAGCTGGGCCGTCCGCAGTCGGCTGCTGAACTGAAGGATGCCGAGGATTTGGCTTCTGAGGCCAAGGGCTTCAACCTGTCGATGCGCGCCGAGTATCAGTCCAAGGGCAAGCAGATTCCTACCGCCCTCGGAGTGGACGAATACAAGGCTTACAAGTCCGCGTTCTTCAAGGCGATGG